AAAGAACTAGTTCCTAAAGCTGCTCCGTCTGAAGCATCTGGAACAAAAGCTGTAGTAGCTGTGATTGTTGTTCCTTGTATAGTTGTACCAACAATAGTAGTTGCTGAACTAGCACCTATTGTTGCTCCGTCTACTGTACCACCATTAATGTCTGCTGTATCTGCTACAAGAGCATCAGTTGTAACTGTACCATCAAAATAAGCATCTTTAAATTCTACTGAACTTGTTCCTAAATCTATATCATTATCTGTAGAAGGTACGATAGCTCCATTTGTAAATGTAACTTGGTTGTCTCCTCCTGCTGCTACAGTAATTACATCTGAACCACTAAAAGTTATAGAAGTATTTGAATCTGCATCACCTGCAATACTATCTAATTGAATGCTTCCTACATTAGTTATTGCTGAGTCACTAAAGTCTATTGTTCCTGTAACATCTAAGTTACCACCTACAGATACATTACCTGTAGTTGTTATTGCATCTATATAAGCATTCTTAAAGTATACTAAACTTGTTCCTAAATCTACGTCACTATCTGCAACAGGAGTAAGAACTCCATCTGATAGTCTAATTTGTTCTACTGCGGAAGAAGATACTTCAACAAAGAATCCCCATCTATTATTTGTACTATCTACAACTATCTTGTTTAAAAAGTCTAAGTCACCTATAGTATGTATATTACCACCTTGACCTGCTGTTCCATCATGTCTGTGCCCAGTAGAACTAGCACTACTTGAATTGTACGTAAATGCGTTTACTAATTGATTATATTCATTATTGAATAACGCAGCAGTTATAGTATCTCCATCTGCGAATGAGCTTTGTCTTGTATATGTTTGTGCCATTTATTATCTCCTGCCTGAAGGTATATAATCTACATAAAAACCATTTATAGTATAAGGTGGCTTTGTATCATTACTTATAATGGTAAAATTATTACTTGTTCCACTCCCTTGTAATGGAATTCTTATTAAAGGGTTATCTCCACCACCAAATACGTTTGTATTTAATAATGCATCTCCGAATTTTGAAGGAGGGTTTATAATCCCTATATCAAATAAATCTGGTGGTTGTGGGATATCTGTATTCCCATAATCGAATCTAACTTGTACATCAGGTTCTACAATGCCTTCAGCACTTGCAGAAACTCTAACATAGTGTAAAGTTTTTAATGTTCCTAAGTCTCCGTAGTCATAGTTAGGTGTTTCATAACGTGCTAAGATATTAGTACCATCAAAACTATTTCCAGTATCATGTTGATATATGTATCCTTCGGTATCTCCATGATAATATTGTTCTACATTATTACTATCAAATCCTGAACCGATTGCAGTAACTTCTAAACTTCTTGTTTCAGACCATTGAAATCCTTCTGGTCGTAATGTTCCTATTATTCCTTTTTGTTGTGTTTGTTCTAAGCTTGCGTTTGTATAAAATAATCTATATTGAGATTTATCTCTTAGTACAACACTACTTATTATATAGCTATTTATGCTTTCTGTCAAGTCCGTAACAAGCGGTTGTATGGCTTTACTAACTGTACCTAGTTCAACGTCACCAATTCTTGCTGTACCGGCTACTGTTCTTAAACCATCTGGAGCTAAAAATATTAAGTCACCACCAATCTCTTGAATACTATATCCACTTAAACAACCTACGTTCTTTGTAACTGGTACTATTGCTATAGGATTAGCTGTAGTTGAATTAATATTAATTAATTTAAATATACTGTTAGTACAGAATATAAATAGTTCATTACGGAAACCTCTGATACCTTCTATTTGGTCTTCTAATACTATTGACCCTGAACCTGTACTTGTAAAATCAGTTGGGTCTAGTGTTCCACTATAATATAATGTACTTAAATTATCTTCAACTCCTGCAGCTATTAAATGCTTATCATGCGTTGTAACATATTTAACATGTTTTGTACTTGTGACTGTTATCTCTTCTGCAAAAAAAGTTCTAGAATCTAAATCACCAGTTCCTTCCATCCTGAAGCTATAAAGTTTATTAGCTCCATCTGCAATAATAACTTGACCATAATCATATGTAGGTCCATCAAACAATGTAAATTGACATTGCCCTTGTCCAGTTCTAGTTAGAGTACTCCTTCCTGTAAAGGTTGAATAGTTATCACCGCTTCCTGATACTGAACTTCTTCCAATATTTATCCAAGTAGCTCCATCATTACTAAAATATATTCCTGTTGATGCTGTAACAATAACACCATCAGCATATGTAAATGTACCTAGTATATTTGTAGAACTACCTGTAGGTCTTGTTGCATTAGTTGTACCAAACTTTTGATAACCATTTATACGTCTGTATCCACCTTCTGTAGATACTTCAAAGTTTCTTAAATCTTTTGCAACTCCGGGAGTTTTAAGTAAATCTATAACATTTGATGAACTTACTAATCCTCCATTTACCGCTACTGTATAAGGTTGTGATGCAGGCATTAAAAGTACCTTCTATCATCTGACATATAAGACGGACTTGGATTAATTAAGTTAGACTTCATTTGTCTCATACCTTTTTTATAATCGTCTAAAGCAAAAGCTGCTTGTTGTGGACTTTCTTTAAACTGCCATACATAATATCTTGTTCTGGCTGTTATTACATTAGCGTACTGGTCAGGTAATACTATTTCATCTCCATAAGCTGATAAAGCTGTAGGTGCATTATAAGCATAAAAATGCACATTATAAACTTTATCAGGTATAGGACTTAAACCAAACTTACGATGGTCTGGACTACGAATAACATATTGTGGTTCTCCATAGTTTTGACTATCTGCATCGTCTTGGTTTTCTGAATCTCTTAGATATCTAGTCCAATCATCTAATGTAATAAATTTTAATCCTTTTGAAACATAAGGAGCAGATTCACCGCTAACACTTATGGTTGTTATATAAAAATCATCCCAATCCACGGATGAATAATCTGTAGTAATACTAGAGCTTCCTGCTTTTAGTGTATACCATCTAGTTCCTGCAACAGAAGCTACAGTTACATTCCCATAAAAAGGGTCTGTTCCTCCACTTGCTGCTACTGAAAAGAAAGGAAGTTGAGGTTCTTCATTTGCTATATCTTTAATAGATTTATTTATACTATCTTTTACAAACTTTTGAATTCCTTTTGCACTTGCGAAAGTTGCAGAGGTTAATTCAATTTCATTAAGTTCTCTAAGAATATCATTTGTTACTGTTAGAAATGAAGTTGCCATATTTATTTTTCTTCTTTAGTTTCTTTTTTCTTCTTTGGTTCTTCTTTAAACCACTTACCTACTGTCTTAGTATTGAAGTCGTTTTGTAACCATTTGTTGTAATCCCACATATTTAATTCCTTAAAAAAGCGGAGGAGTCCGAAGACTCCCCCTAACTTTAGTATTAGTCTATTCCGTAGAACGCACCTACTAAGGCTTCGTCTCTAAGTACTTTCGCACCATAGACATGAAGACCTCTAACAATGTCACCAAACGATGTTGGGTCTCTCAACACTTCTGTTGAAAGAATTGTGTTAGCAGTTGCAGTAGAACTGATATGTCCTGCTAAACATTTACCGGCAGCATTAGATGTTGCAGCAATGTTATTAGACTTGTACATATCAAACCCACGTAATTTTCCACTAGCCACTAAACCATTTCTAAGAGAACCTTGTCCACCATTATAGTCAACAGATAGTAATTTAGAAGATGATTGTCCTAGAACTTCGTAGAAGTCAGGACTTGCAACGAACCATCTACCTTCTTCAGGTACATTTTGTTCGTCTAATAGTCTTGACATTCTAGCCATAAGGTCTAGAGGGTCAGTTTCACCAGACTGTCCTAAGTCAGCAGCACCAGAGCCATCAAAGACTCCTGCTCCTAAATCAGTTGCACTATCAGCACCTAACACGTGGTTTGGTGATGAAGCAGATAATCCTGCGAACATAACAGCAATAACTGCTGCATCATATGAATCTTTCAACGCATATGCAGCAGAACTAGAAGCTACTTCTTTGAAGTTGACATGTGACATGTTAGTTTCAATATCATCTACGATGAATTTGAAAGCTTTAGCACTATCAACAACCAAAGTAATTTCTTGGTCTGTTAGTCTAGTTTCAGTAGTATCGCTATTTCTTGTGTAATCAGACACAGAAATAACGGGTTCTTTGATAATCTTTACTGAGTCTCCGAAAGAGGATATCTCACCGGCATAGTCGGTGTTAGTAATAGCTTCAACTACCGAGGCTTTTCTAAAAAAGTTTAAAACCTTTTTAGAGTAAACCGAAGGTAAAAAGAAACTATTAGTTTGTCCACTTACGGAGTTAGCAAAGTTAGCATCAGTATCAGTACTCGGTTCAAAAAATTGAGCCATGATATTTTCTCCTTTAAGTTATAGTTTATTTAATGATTCTGCCTTCTTGCATAGCATCGCTGATTTCACTTTCGTATTTATCAAACTCTGCAACACTCATGGCAGCAATCTCCCTTTCTGACCAAACTTTCTCTTGCTTAGTATCTACACTAGTTGTTTTAGTGGAGACCATATCTGCAGCAGATTGTCTAGTCGGTTTAGAAGATGACTTTTTCTTTTCAGAAGAAGATATTCCAAAATCTTTTTTAAACAAATCTAGAGCACGTGAAGCTAAATCAGCATCATCAGTATTTCCTGTTATCCATTGTTGTATAGACTCAGGCTGTTCTTTTGTCCAATCTTGGAAGGTATCGCTATTTTTGATATCTTCAAAATCAGGATGCTTTTCTCCTAACCTTTTTAAAGCATCTCGTTGCGCTATCTCTTGCTCTCTTTGTTGGAGTTGACTAAGACGTTCTTCTAGAACTTTTGCCTTAGATTCACTTTGTAAGTGAGCTACAGTTTCTACAACTTCGTACACATCAGGATATTCTTTTTTAAATTCTTCAAGTTCTTCAGCAGACTTTGGAGTTTTGTATTCAGTTCTATTTTTAGTAGCTTCTTCCAACAACTCATGTTCTCTGGACTTAAATTCATTAAGTTTACTATCATAATGTTTCTTTAAATCATCATATCGTTTTTTATAGTTAGGACGTTTGTAAGGTTTATCCTCACTTACTTCCTTTTCTATTTCTTGTACACTTGAAGGTTCAGTTACTACTTCCTCTTCTGGTGTATAAAATAAACTATCTGCCGATACAAAAGGTTTAGTTTCTACATTGTGCCATTCTTTTTTTGCATTATAAGGATTGGCTTCTTCTTTTAAGACTTTTTCAGTCATTTTCTTTTCTCCTACTCAGGGCTTCGTTCACAAGGTAGCTCTATGTCGACTAGAGGGCTTGTTTGTAAAGGTAGCCTTTCGGTTATTATTGTGATAAAGTGCCTAATATCTTAGGGTAGCTTTATCGGCTATTAGCTTCTAACGTATTGTCTGGAAGATAACATTCCTTTTTTAATCTCATCACCTACAATATCTTTTTGTTCTTGCCTTGCAGCAAGAGCAGATACTGTTGGTCTAGAGACTCGAACATCTTGTTGTTGTGCAGCCTGTACTGGCATTTCAACATTCTCTTCTTCTTCCACTACACCGCCTTCCGCTATTTGTTGTCTTTCATCTGCTTGAGCTTCTGCTTCTCTCATCATCGCTTCTAAATTATCAACTCCGATTTCTTCAGTTGCTTTTGCAGTTATGACAAACTCCCCATCCGATAACCTTGCGGGTATCGAATCGGATACTCCAGAACCCGGACCATCAACTGGTCCAGACCCTGCGAATTCTGATGCAACGTCTATGACTTTATCAAATATTAAAGATAATTCATCGTTGCTTTCTAATTGTTCCATTAAGAAGTTTTCTTCTTCTTCGTCTAGAGCTTCATCTAATATAAAGTCTAGGTAATCGCTTTCCATTTCTTCATCTGGAAGCATTTCTTCTTCATACTCTTCATGAGTTGCTCCCGGCATTTCAGTACCATCAGGCATAGTATGTGTTTCACCTGATTCCATAAGAGAGTTCATTTGAGTATCTATGTCTCCACCTTCTGCTTTTTGTTTTCTCTTAGCCATTATTCTTCCTGTCTATTTATTGCTTCTACTACTTCATCCCTCAACTGCTCTAGGTGTACCACTAAACGTAGTCTCCCCTGACTGCGGAACATCTCCTGTTCCGATGTTGCCCCCACCAGTGCCTGTACTTCCAAGGTCTTGAGGTGGTTGAGGTGTTCCTGTAGCGGATTCCATGTTTCCGGGTTGTTCACCAGTAGGGCTAGGCTCTTCGCCTGTTGTTTGTTGAGCATTTTGCATTCCTATAATTTGAGCCATTATTGCAGCTTCTTCAGGGTCATTGAGTATTTCATCAGGGTCTAAATCTAAGCTGTAGGCTAGTTCACTTACGAGTTTAGAAATCTTAACAAAAGGAGCAATAGCAGGACTTTGTGCAGTTTGTAAGAACATAGTAAGCCTTTGGCTTCTAACTTCTTTTTGCATCAAGCTATTTGTTCCAGTTGCTCTAACTTCTAAATCACCTTTAACATCAAGACCACCTTCAAAGAACTGCATATTCCATTGGAAATATGATTCTCCTAAAGGCTTTAATAAAAAATCATCAAGATTCTTTATAACTGTTTTAATGTTCAGACTAGATGCACCTAACAACATAGACATGCCTGAAGCAGTTCTAGTCATACTTTGTACACCTGTTTGTCCATGAGAATAACTAGGTATGCCTGTTTGTTCGTCTGCAAGCTGTCTAAACTTGTCAAACATCATCATGTTTTCTGGAGCAGTATTAGGAAACTTCAAGCCATATATTGACTGTCCGGGCATTCCTGCTTGTCTTCTAAATACTTTTCCGGGATACACATCCATTGATTGTCCACCTACTAAAGCAGACTCATCCACATCAAAAACAAGAGAACCTGCTAGTGCTAAGTTATCAATAGCCATTCTAGCGTGTCCATTCATTATTTGTTGAGAATCATCCATGTTCTCAGCAACACCTATACCAAAGAAATTATAAGGATTTCTTTCGTAAGGGAATGCATTATAAGGTATACGATAAGGAGTAAAAGGGTTAACAACTGCTCTTAGCAATTTATTTCCGCATACCCATGCATTTATTTGAACTTCATCTAAATCATCTATATCATCAGATAGTTCAATTCCAACTTCTCTTGCATACTCTGCATCCATTATGCCCCAGTATTCAAGAACTTCAAAATTACTTACGTAGCCATCATCGCTTCTTGCATCATCTTTAAGCTGACTTTCAAAATCTTTTTCAACATAGTTTGCTCCCATTTGCAAACAACTACGTATTGCTTCTTCATCAAAGTAAGGCATATTACGTAATTGCCTTAATTGACTTTTGTTCATCTTATGTCTATGAACTATGTACTCACATTCTTCTATATTTGTTGCAGCAGGGTCAGGATAAAAATCCCAACAACTGACAAACTCTATACGTGGTACTCTTACTTCTAAAGGATTATAGTTTCTTTCTTCTCCTTCTGAAGACCACTTATGTAATTTCTTATTAAAGTTAAATGGTCCTTTAACAATTCCTGTTCCTAGTAGTGCAGATTCTAATAAAGCATTTCTTATTTCTGCAGACCCATTTGATTCTTCTATTTGGTCATGGATAAGTTTTTCCATTCTTCTTGCAGCTTTTTCTGCAGGACTAATTTCAGGGATGTCTGGTATAGCTGATAGTCCTGCTGCAAGCATATCATCTGCTTTCTCTTCTAGGCTTTCTACTTTAGTATAAGTAGAACCTGCTTCTAAAACTCTTCCGTCTCCTTCATATCCAACATCAAAAGGGTCAACTATATTCCCTCTATTCTCATCTGTTACTTCAATACTAGGTGTAGGGTTCTGTATATCTAGGTAAGCATTTTCTTTTTCGCCTTCAGGAAGTTTTGTTTCTGCTATACCTATTGGAAATTTACCTGTTCCAAATATAACATCAACCAATTGACCAAAAGCAGCTAAGACTTTTGTTTTAGTAATCTTTACAAAAATACGAGACTTCTCGCTATCTCTAAATTTAACTGAATTTTTGTAAAGACCCCTATAGTTTTCGTATGCTTTTAACCAACGTGTTTCATCAGTTTGTCTAGCATCTTCTGCTTGAGCATAACGACCATGAATTATTCCTACAAGGTTTTGTTTCTGGTCTGTTTCTAAATTTAAAGTTTTACCTGATTCCCCTTCTACTTCTTCGTAGATATTATCAGCACTTAAAAATGTATTTTTGTTTTCTGCCATAAAGCTTAATATCCAAATTCAGAATCAGCAGGCTTATACATTTCTCTTTTAAAACCTCTCATTCTTTCTAATGGGTTTTCCATACGAGGTCTACTCATTATCATATATCTTAACGCGTCATACGCGTGGTCCGAAGCATGTGTATCCACATCTTCTGGATTTGTTTTTGATAACGGAATACTTTGTAACTCTCTTATTAAGTTAGGACAAGTATTAAATATCTGCAATTTAGGTCTTCCGTTTTCTCTTATTTTCAAATATTCGTGTATTTGGATTTTACCTTGAATACGATTCTTATCTGCTCTTCTTAGTTTATGTCCTGCTTTTAAAAGCTCTTCTCCTACAGTTGGTCCAGTCGTTCCTGTGTTAGCCCATGCTGCAGTATCCAATACACCATTTACGGAGAAAGGGTCTTCTATCTCCATATCGGTTATTATAGCACCTAATTCGTGACCTGTCAAGCCTTTTCGATACAATTCGCGATAAATAATTAAAGTATTATCATTTAAATCTAATATTCCCCATAAACAACAGCTTTCTGAAGCGTACCCATAGTCAATGCCTTTAAGCCTTTCCCAATGAACAGGAAGCTCAAAAGGAGGAATAACATGAGCAGTAGGGTCAAATTCTACAAATGCTGCTCCTTCTGCTACATCCCAATTACCCTCTAGTAATTGTCTTCTTTGTATCGGAGGTAGAGACTTCAACATCTGTTCATAGATACCATCTTTAGCTAAGTATGGATTGTCTGCTAACTTAGCAGGTATAAACTTTCTAGTTAAGCCATCCTTACCTAAGAAGCCTTGATTAGATTCGTTAGGTTCTATGTATCTATTTTTAACCCAATGAGAACCAACACCACCGGGGTTAGCAGTACAGCGTAGATATGTTTTGATATTAGGGTCTGTTGTTCTTAAACGTGAAGCAAGATAGTTCCAACTAAACTCTGTAGGTAAGTGAGTTATTTCATCAAAGCCTATCCAACTATATGCTTGTCCTTGATATCTGTATACGTCTGCATCTCTCTCAAGGAATCCAAATTCTACTTTAGCTCCACTAGGAAAATTCCAAAGCTTCTCAACCTCTCTAAACTTAGCACCCGGAAATGCTTGAGGATAAAGCTCTCTGGATTTATCAATCATCTCTCTAAGTTCAGGCATAGACCTTCTAAGTATTAAGGCTCTGTGGGCAGGACGATGAGCATAGCGTAGAGGGTCAACTATCATAGCATAACTTTTACCACCACCGGCAGCACCACCATATAAAACATCCTTTTCATCTGCAGCTAAGAACTCTGTCTGTGGTCCTTCGTTAGGATGAAAGATAATCTTAGAGTCTCTAATAACTTCTTGTACTGAAGGAGCAACGGATTCTAAGTCTTCTTCCGTTACAATATTACTAGTAGTAGACTCCGTTGCTTTTTTAATTACTTCTTTTTCTTTCTTAACCTTTCTTTCTTTAGCTAAGATTTTTTCTTTAGCTTTCTTTATTTCTCTTTCTTTTTTAGCTAAAGCCATCTTCCGCTTTTGTTCAGCAGAATATCTGTATTTACTTGGGGGTGGAGCAGGCTCTAGTTTTTTAACTATCTTTGATATGCCTACGTGACTAATAGAACGTCCTGTCTCTTCTGAGAGTTGTCTAGCTGCTTCTCTAAGAGTTAAACTTTCTTCTTGTATAAGCTTAATAAACTTTGCTAGACTTTCTTGTTGTGCAGGTATTGGTTTGAGATAACCTTTTATTTCTGAGAGTTCATAACCAAAAGGAATAGTTTTTCCTTTCTTTTTTATATAGCCATTCATTGTTTACTTTCCCAGTCTTCTATGGCTTTGTGTATACTTTCTTCTGCAAGAACAGAACAATGTAACTTTATTGGTGGTAACTCTAATGCTTCTGCAATATCTTTATCTTTTATTTCTTTAGCTTCTGCTATAGTTTTACCTTTAAGCATATCTACAAACATAGTACTGGATGCTATGGCAGAACCACAACCATAGGTTTTAAACTTGACATCCTCTATTAAGTCTCCGTCAAGCTTTAATTGCAGGCGCATAACATCACCACATGCAGGTGCTCCTGTCATACCTGTTGCTACGTTGGGGTCTTGTGGGTCGAAACGACCAACTGAATGTTTGTCAGGGTCTTTGAGAACGCTATCAAACCTATCTAGTACTTGTTGTGAATAAGCCATTAATATAATCCCCAAGCAGTAACTAGTATAACAATCAATACTAGTATCTGTTCTATAGACATTACTTACGCTTAACTAAACTCAATACTTTATCTTTAAGGCTATTATATGTATCAGGCTTATACTTTTTAAGTACTACTGCACCAACAACTACTATAACAACTAATATTATTAATGTATCCATTTTATCTCCTAGTTATCTTGTTTATCCTTATCACCAAAAATCTTTTCCCAATTATCTTTATACTGCTTAGAGTAGAAGCCGGGTCTTGGATTTGCTCCTTTACTTCCGTGTGTATTCTTATATATTGGTGATTTAAATGTATAAGGCTTTTCGTCCGTTCCTATCTGTGTTGCTTTCTTAGCCATTAATGTAATATCCTTTCCTCTGTATATGCTTCGTCTACTTGCTTTAAGTAGTCTTCAAACTCTGGTTTGAATGTTATTCCTGTGATTTCACCTACAATAGTTACTCCTTGCTTTTTAGCAATAAGTTCTGCTTCGTAATCATCTAAAGCAAAGATGTTTATTCCTGCATAAACTTTATCATCTATGTGGTATTCAGTTAGGAATATCTTCATTGTTGGTCTACTGTGATGGACTAACATCTTCGTAGTCTTCTTGTTCTATATCTATTAATTGCTTTTCGGGCAGTATGAATATACCTCCATTAACATTTTGATTAATATCTAATCGTTCTGTTTTAGAAACCCCAACCCTATCTAGGATTGTCTGAGCAGCCTGAAGCTTTGTATTGGCTTGCGGCACTGCTGTCTCGCTCTCCATAACTTCTACGAGCTTAAAGGCTGCTTTAGGTGCTTCCCTTGCGAGGACTGTCTCGGCTAAATCCACTATTTCTTGTCTAAGACTATTTATTACTTGGTAGTGATTTCCTGCATAGCCTGCAAGTTCGGCTGAAAGCTTTAAATTTCCTTTTGTTTCGATTAAGTTATTAAGGAAGTCTTGTTGTTTATCTGTAAGATTCCTCTTTGAATTACTGGGCAAGTTCATATGTTATCTATTATATAGGCTATTTTGGATTCTGTCAAGCTTATATGAAAATAAATTAAATATTGCTTGACAAAAACAGGTTTTAACTGTATAATAATAGTTAACTATGCCCGGTCATAGTAACACAAATAAAGTCCCTATATAGTTATCTAAAGACTTCCTAGACTTAGAAGTTCCACATACCCCCGACCAACCCTACTTAACATTCAAAACTCTTAGAAATGTATGAGATTGTGCATATATATAGGGGGAGGGGGGAGGGTGTCCAGCCTGCCTTCCTTACTTTAAAGAACTTTATAAATCTTTATAAACTTACCTTAACTTTAAAGAACTTTATAAATCTAAAACCTAAAGACTTAACCCTATAAAATATATAAAGACTTATAAAACTTAAAAAACTTCTAAAAACTTTAAAAGATTTACAAAGAAACAGACTAAAACCTAGAGAGATTTATGATGTTTATGAAGTTTACCTAGAATATAGGAAAATAATCAATGTCTGATATAGGGGTTTAACATCAAAGAGTTAAGTACGTTTCTATAGCCTTAACAATCCCTTAGAGAGACTTTCACAAACTTTTAAGGGTCTAGTAAGGGGTAAGAGATTTTCAAGGGCTTAAATCGCATTTATGGGCTTTCTAGTTACCAACACAAAAAAAAGGGACAATTAAGCCCCTCTTTTAAGTTATTTATCCTCCTTTTAATTTAAGTAGTCATCTTCAAAGACTAAAGTAAGCCTATCGTCACTCTTGAAGAGTTCCCACGCTAGATTTATCGCATCTTGAGTATTCTCGGCCGTTGAATGCTCCGCTAACTTAATAATGCTTTCTATTA